TAAGTTTCGAGCCGAGCATCTGCACGTACCATGGTTGGTCAGAAAGTTCATTCGCAATATCATGCATCATCTTCATTTTAGATCCTTCTTCTCCTTCTTTCATTTCTTTAGCTACATTTCCCATAGCACCAGAAAAGAATTTTTGAAGATTTTTTCTAGCTAACGGTAACATATATTCTTCAAAATCAATTAATGTTTGCTCTCTTATTCTCTTTACTATTACTTCTAGAGCTAGTAGTAACGTATCATCTGATTCACTATCTCTTAACCAAACCTCAATACGTTTTTGCGTCATTCGTGGTATATGATAAGTATAAATTAATAAATATAAAAAGAAGGAAAGAATCCAGATAACAGCAAATGTTGTATCGTTCATTTTGTTATTTCTCTTGCTATCCAGTCTTTAATAACATCTAGAGCAAATCCTTTTCTTACCATACAAGTTTGAATATACAAACCTTTAGTTAAATTATTTTTTAAGTAGCTAGGAGTATTTTTTTCATAAGCTTTTAGACAAGATTGTATATCTGTATTAAATTCTTTAGGATCTATCTTTTCTGGAGCTATTTCCTCTTTTACCCTATCTACAATTTGTTCAGCAGTTGGTAAATCTAAATCTCTTAATGCCTGAATAACTTCTTCTATAATATCAGCAAGTTCATCTACTGAATGATACATAGAAGCTAAAACAACAGCAGGGGGTAGATTCAAATCCATTGTAGGTATTGGTTCAGCAATTGTAATTAATGCGGATAAAGCAGAAGCTCTTTTGTCTATTTTACTTAACCCTAACCACAACCCTCCAATAATAACAGGTTGCAAAATAGGTATCATAATCTGCATGACTCTAGTAAAATCTACATTCTTCATTAACTTTTCAAAATCTTTAGTTGATTCTGGAAGTTTCATATCTTATAACCAGTAAGCATACAGGAAATAGCACCATTATTATTCGATTGAGTTGCTAAAACTTTAACAGTTGAATTAGGTGGAATAACAAACTCGAACATTTTAGGTTGCATTATAGCACCAACCACCCCAACATCCCCAATCACTGACTTTTCAACAAAAAGACCGATACCGTCTACTTGTATTGTATAAGATAAAACTTCAGAAGCTCCTATATTACTCCAGTCTATGCCTATCATTATTCTAGTTAAAAAGTAGTCAGAAGGATTAGTATAGTTGAGGAGGGTGATAGGGGAAGCAGTTAGATCCTTGCTTCCACTCCACCCGTAAATATATCCATCCTTAACACGTAATACACTTTCACTAGGTGCTAGTGTCATTTAAGGATTCTTCCTAATAATACTGCCGATACATCCAAATCACTGGAATCATCAGTTATACCTAGTACTTCTATCCTACTATTTGGCGGTATTATAAAATCCATAGGAGTAGCTAAAGTTCCTAAAGAACGTGCTTCTCCGCTACTATCCTGAACGGTTATAATTGTTTCACCATTAAGCTTAACGCTATATCCAATATTATTGCCATCACCTAAGTTTAGATCATTAACGCAATAAGTTAAACGTGCTTTAATACTTTCAGCTCCGGTATTGAATAATAATAAAGTTTGGGGATTACCTGAGCTTGTTATTACTACTTCTCCGCTAAAAGCATATACATAATCCCCAATATAATTTAATCCTTTACCAGTTCCGGTAAAAGCCCCTTCATAGGTTACTTTAGGCATGCTTATTCGAAATACAAAGTTACAGCTCCACCACTAGCGGATGCTGACCCTCCAGAATTAAACTGAACGGCAATTTGTAGATCTATATTATTTACACCAGCTAAAGGGAAAGCTACTGGCACTGAATTATAACCATCAAAGGCTCCAGCATCAGCGGTATCTCCAGCACTACCCCATATAACTAGATTTTGTTCTGACATATTACTTCCTAAAAGCCTGCATACGATGGTTGTACCTTTTGCGTTAAATGTATCAAAAGCACAATCTATACGAGAAATTCTCGATGAACCCTGCGGTACTTGTATATTTCCCAGTGAAGAACTGAGCATGTTATCCGTTAAGCTGAAATATGCTTTATCGGTTGGCGTGGCGTCAAATGTTCGTGTGATTGTTGTTGCTGACATTTTAGAGTCTGAAGTATAGTTTACTTCCTCCTAGTTTTAGAGTAGGCCACTGTTTTCTAGCGAATGCACCTAATACGGCAATTCCTCCAGCGGTCACTAATGTTTTACGTCCTGAATCAGATGCAATCATATTAATCGCATTTGATGATAAAGTATTGAATGCTTGTCCTAATTGACCATCGGCCACATCCTTAATGACACCATCTAAAGGCTTACCGCCTTTTGTGGTTGTTCCTGTATTTAGGTAATTTGCTATTGTTAGACCACTAGCCATACCCGTGACTGATGGATGGGGGATTCCTTTTTTCATTCGTCTATTACTCCTATTTTTTTTGGTGTATGCCCGCCTAGCGGTTTTACGAACACCGCCTTTCCGAGTAGATCGTCTTCGAGATGTGGACGCATCGTAAGACTTCTTCGATATAAGCTTACCATCTCGGAAATACATAAAGTTTCCTTTTTTGTTTTTCTTCCGATAAACTCCGACAGGCATAAACAATTAATGTTTAATTGATTATATAATACTTTTTACGTGCGCATCAGTTAAATAGCAGATACGTTATGTAATATTATGGACGCATCTAATAAAGAATTAGTAAAGCCTGACATTTCTTCACCATTGAAGAAGCGTGATTCATACCTTAAAGTGTATGATGATGATATGACCCTAGTCACTGTAGATCTAGCGGAAGAATGTAAAATTGATACAGACAAGGGTATAAAAGATGGGGTAAGGGTAACCTGTCGTTTAGTTGATTATAAAGATAATGCTTATCATGCACATCAGGAACCTAAAACAAAAGAATCTTATTCCACATCTTCCTTTTATCTATTGAAAGATTTTAAGACAGCATCACACTGGCCTAAAGAAGGTGTCTTCTATTGGGTATGGAAAGCAAGTGACGGTCTAAGGTGGGAAGAAGCATGAAACGATCTGTTACAGAAGCTAAAAAAATTATTTGGTTAAGACTACAGGCTTATGTCGGAGATGATGAGTTATGGCATGAGATGACCTTTGATGATGATTTGCATCCTAGTTCAGTAGAAAAAGCACGCCATTCTATATTTGAACAGTTAGAAAGGAAATTGTAATGTTACATTGTGATAAGTGTCATACAAACCAATATGGCAAAGTAATATTTGAATGTTGGAAATGTGAGATAACTTCTATACTTTTACGAATTGAGGAGAAGTTATGAAAGCACTTTGTACTTGTTATAATATGAACTGGGGTCGTGTATCAGCGACATGCTCTAACTGCGGTCGTAAGATAAACGGGGGAGCTTAGGGTGTCAATGGGTTGGGGTTGCGTTTGGAGTGCGTTATTGTGCGTTTAAAGTGCGTTATTTCTGCAATCCCATGCCTATGTCGGGCTTAATGTTTGGTTTCGATTCTGCTTTTGCCAAAATTGGCATAAGTTTCGAGCCGAGCATCTGCACGTACCATGGTTGGTCAGAAAGTT